CTTCGGTAGCGATTCTTCTGCTCTTTGTCTCAGCTTCCAAGGCTGAGCATTGCGCAGTTGAATTGGCATTTGATGTTCTCTCAGAATTGTCTGCGCGATTCGCCGGTCTAGTTTACTTGCTTTATGCTCATTGACTTCAGGTAGTCCGAGTCCTCCCAACCACTCTGGTATATACCAGGGTAGATGAGTTGACTCTAACATATCATGATTCTCTCTGAGAAATAATTGCAAGCACTTCCCCTGCAAATCTGCTGGACATCCTCTGATTAACTCTCTTGCCTTGCTTCCGATTGAGCCGTATTGATCGTCGAGATCTCTCATACCGCTGTGTCCTTCACTTCTTTTCATTCCGTATAGCAGTCCTATGTTGACATATTTCACTTCTTTGTATTTCTTTTGTGACTTGAAAGGTTCTCCATTCACATCTCTCCACCATTCTTCCTCATTATGCTCTCCAAACATGAAGTTGGTACTGTTGATTTGTACAAATCGTCGTGAGACGAATGTCTTACCAACAGATGACTCCATGCCTGCGATTGCAATGATCTTCTCCCATATTGAAGGATATTGGTAGTTCGTCTTAGCAGCTTCATCATCTCCGTTTACGAGTAATCTGCACTGATCCAGTCGCATGACTTTGTTTTCAGCTATTTCCATTCCCCATCTACTCATAGTCGCATTGACTATGCATAGTACCGGGAAGGAAGTAATTGATCCCATAAGTTGTCCCTGAGTCTGTACAAAGAATTCGCCGTTGATTTCAATTATGTTTCCAACTAGATTCTGAGCGAATAGCTTCCTATCATATGTCGTGAGATTCATCTCATCACATATGTAGCCTGCCGTCGCTTCAGAACACCAGCTGTATAACAGATTGGTAGCTGCTCTGAAGTCTCCACTATGGAAAATTTCATCTTCTTTGAGTTCCTTTCCAAAGGTTTCCTGAATGATCTGTTCCGACACATAGCCACCGATCAATCGAAAGGTGGGATGGTTTCTGAGAACTGTGTGCAATTTCTTCCAGAGCGGTCGGAGGACTGTCTGTGTATAAGGTGGGCCTTTAGTAATCACCCTGATTTTGAGTGCTTCCTTAAGAC